TTCTGCCACGTTTTACAATTTTCTTTGCTTGTGTGGCGTCTTTCTTTTTGTCTGGTTTTTTCAATGGTACGTTGATAATTTCAATGGCTGCCGTTGCGTAGTTTCGGCAGTCCAGCGCTTCATTTCGTTTGTGTTCGCCTTTGTCTTTCAGTTCCCATGCGAAATATGGTCTGCCCATCTTGTAACGCATTACCTTTTTTTCTGACGTTAAGCCCTTGAAATACTTTTCGTCATATCCCTTGCCCTCTTCTTTTGGAAAATGGCAAAAGCCGGGTCCCTCTTCCTCCAGCTTTAGTCTGTCCATAAGCAGGCTTTTTCCGGTATCAACTCCCAGTGTGAAAAGATATGCGCCCTCACGGTTGCTTTTTGACGGCTTCTGGATATACGCTGCGGCGCTATCGTTTGAACCTTTGATTGCAAATACTCTGCGATTGAACCGGGCTTTGCAGAATTTATATACTTGATTGGTTCTGTGTCCTCCACTATCAATGCAGACGCATGACAGCTTCATTTTCGTTCCGTCTGGTTTTTCAAAGGTCTGCAATAAGAATGTGTCAAGGTCTTGCCAGACTTGATTGTTGATGTCTGAATTGTCGCCGTATATTGCCGCATACCTAATGCCCCAGCTTTCATATTCTGGACCCCAGCCCACAACTTCAATTTCAAATCTGTCGTCCTGCGTATCTACGCCAGCTGTCAAGTACAGTACTTCTTCTGGCACTTCGCACTTGTATTTCTCCCGGCGTTTCATCAGTTCGTCGTCTTCTATGGTTTCCCCGTCTTCTTCCCACGTTTGCCCCATTTCGGTATTAGTCCATACTTTCATAAGTTCCACGTTGCCTTTTTTCATCTGGTCATTTGCCGTCAGAAACTTTTCAACAACTTCTTGCCATGTGGTCAATGTGGAAGCAAGCGTGTTCAAGTGGAACCCACGCACGGGGTTGTCTGGGTCTTCATGTACAAAGGTTCCGTCAATAAAGTGTTCTTTCCATTCTGCTTCACTTGATATGACGCCGCACTTGCTGCAAGCGTATCTGATTTCTGATAGGTCGTTTTTGTCGAATACAACATTTGACCAGACCAGCGGTTGCAGTTCTCCGCAGCACGGGCACGGTGCGTTCCATTCTCCCCGGCTGCTGTTTTCGTACTCCACTTCTATTCTGGAAGCCCCTTTGACTGTCGGTGTTGAAATGTCCACCTGCTTTTTATTCCAGAATGTTGTCTGACGCTTTGAAGCCAGTAAAAGTGGGTCGCCCTCTTTTCCTGCACTGGCTGGGTATGCGTCTATCTCGTCTGCAAGCAATATTCTGATTGTGTGGCTTCGCAGTCCCGTTGGGCTGTTTGCGCCTGCAATCGTTATGAAGCCGCCCGGAAATATCTTTTGCATGATTGTGTTACCGCTGTTGCGGCTCTTCTCATTGATACGGTCAGCCAGTACGGGTGTATCACGCAACATAGGTGACAGTTTTTCTTTTGAAAACTTCTCTGCCATGTCTATTGTCGGCTGTATAACCATAATCGGTGACGGGTCATAATGCACATAATATCCAATAGGGTTCAGCACCATTGCGTCTGTCTTTCCCACCTGTGCTGCTGACATAATCACGACTTTTTTTATTGTAATATCTGTTATGGCGTCCATAATCTCTTTTTGATACGGCGCCTTTGCTGTCTTCCAGCGTCCCGGCTCTGCGGAAGACCCGGCAGACAGTCTGCGGAACTTATCTGCCCACTGTGAAAGTGTCATTTCTGGCGGTGGTTGTAGCACTTTGAAAATCCGTGTGAACATATCAACTGTGTTTTTCTTCATTGTCTACACCGTACCCAAACACCGTCTGGAAGTCCGAAAGTTCTTCCAACACTTCATCAATGGCGCTTTTCAGCAGCTTAAATATTTCTGTCTGGTCCTTTTTCTTTGATAAAATGGGGCTTAACTTTGCAGGTATAGCCATAAGCCTTGTTTTGAACCTAACAAGTGTGTCTGTCATTACCTGTTCCACGTCCTCTGTGGTGTGTACCTCATTTCTGCGCAGCTGCAATTCCAGTTCTTGTGCTTCTCTTTTTGCTCTGACCAGCTTTGCACGTTCTGCGTTATAATCTATTGCGCTTTCACTTTCCGGGTTGTTTTTGCGCAAATAATTTATGTACTGGTGGTTTACGGTCTTCAAGTCGTACAGCCCCGGTCTGATTTCCGTTATAACCTTTTCGTCACGCAACTGGCGCACTCTGCGTTCTGAAATATCCAGCCACTTAGCAACCGCCTTTGAAGTGTACGCTTTCAAAAACCGCACCCCCTTTCTTTTGTGTCCGAATTGGTCACATTTTTTTCTTTTTTAACCCCCACCCATTTATTTTTACCGGGGTCGGAAGCGGAAATGAAATTTTCAAAATTATATCTGGGCAGGTTTTGGGCGTCGCCGTACCCGCAGTGCTTCCAGACCGCCGGAAGAACCTATTAAACGTCGTCCACAACGTCTGTGATTTCGTCGTTTTCGGTGCTTCCGTCCGGGTCAATCTCAAATTCTCCCGTTAGCTTCTGTTTGTTCAATTCAAGTTGCTTTTCTGCAAGCTGCAAGCGTCTGTCCTCTAACTCATACGCCTTTATGCTGTCCAGCTGCTTGATGATACGCCCATGCAGCTTGTTTAGTTCGGCTTCCACTTTCATTGCTCTTTCAAATGGGCTGGACTTAATGACGGACTTCATGGCTGTTTTATATGTTTCGTTCTTGCTTCCCTCTGGGTCTGCACACTGCTGGTGTTCCATTCCGCAGTCCTCTTCCTGCTGTCTTTCCTCCATGCTCTTTGGTACAATCATGTGTACTATTTTATCTGTGTAAAAGCCGTCTGCTTCTGGGCTTTCATACTCTTTCAATAGGCTTTCCAGATAGGCTTTGCGCAGATATAGCGCCTGCAATTCCTCCATCATTTGTGACATTGCGGACGGTGTGCCCATGTTCTGTATGGCTGCCGCCTGCTCCGGGTCTATGTCTTCATATCCCGCCTGCGCAAATGCCCCATGTGTTACGGCGTTTTTATTGCCTTTTTTTGCCGGGGTTTTTCCGGCAGCATTTTTGTTGCCTTTTTGACCCCCTCTTTTTTTCGGCTTGTTTTTCAGTGCTTCGTCCCAGCTGTCTTCTGACTTCCATTTTCTTATCCGCACTTCTGGCACCCCTGCCAGCTTCGCCAGTTCTGCTGTTTCAATCTTGCCGTCTGCGTCCAGATAGCGTTGCATTGACTTGTCCCGTTCCGGGTTCCGTGGTCTTCCCATCTTCTCACCTCTTTTCGTTCGTTTTCATTCTTTCCAACTCTTCCAGTTTACGGAAGTATAAAAAATTATGGGCTTTGT